GAAATCCATCCTCTCCATTATTCCATCCACTCGCTTCTTTGTCAACTTCGTGACGTGCGAAGTAGCTGTTCATTCTTTTGATTGTATCAAAAGACAAATTTCTTTTATTGCTTATATCACGCGCACGCGCTACACCTACCTCTGTGCCACCTCTACCAAATTCATCGCGCCACTTCAGACCTAATTCAGCTTCCGCTGCCATCTCATCCGTTGGTGCGTAGCTTTCATCTATTTGTGAAATGCTATCGTGTTCGCACTTAACTTTTTTTTTTTGGACTACTTGCGTGGGATCAATAACTACATTCGATAAGTTATCAAAAATGCTATTTATCTGCGCATCACTCATCGTTGGGAACGCTGCCTTTGTAATTGCCTTCGCGGATGGTATGGTTAACACATTCGCAGTTGTCTGAACAATGATTTCTAACAATGAAGCTATCTGCGCTCCATTCAACGCTTGACTCGCAACGTCTAACGATGGTGCATTGTTCATGCTCGTTTGCGCATCTTGGAACAAATCATTTTGAGTGATCTCAATGTTGGCATTTATTGCAATTGTTGAGAATAGATATTCGATGCTGTCAGTAATCATCCGTTGAAATGGCTCAACCACTTGTTTCATAAAGATACGCATGGCTTGTTTCATCTCATCGGTGTTACTGCCTAATCCACCACCATCGCGAATACCGAATAATAACGGACTTGTTACGCGATGTCCTACCAATATAGATTCAACCGCTTGTCCAACTAATGTTTCAAATTGTTTGTCCATGTCCGAAACAGGAAATGGAGTAAACTCAACACCTCTATCTCTGTCCTCGTTGAAGAATGTCAATACCTTTCCTGCATTCTCTGCGCCTTGTATCGCTTGTTGCAATTGGTTTTTAATCATGCGTTGTTCTTCGAGCGATGGAATACCATTGTTGAATGACGTAATCAATGAAGGAAAAAAACCATTCAATATCAAATTAACTTGGTATTCGCTAATCTGACGCGTTAACTCGATGTTGTTGACTGCGCTTATGTAGTCGGGTTTTGGATAGTATTCACTTCCTGGTACAATCGAATGAACGAATAACACTTGTTTTGGACATTCATCCTTGTAGTCAGGATTGAACATCGGAATATATGCAGGTATATTTTTCTTTTTTCTGGTATCGTTCCAATCACGCGAGTAGTAAATACCACTAATATCGTCATTATCATCACTCACGCACAAACGACAATTCTCGAATGGTAGGTGATTAATTTGCGCAATGGTACTTCTATCCATTGACCATATTACCTCCCAATAAAATCCTCCATGTAGCTTCAAATCCAATGCGGTGGAATGTCTTATCTTATCTAATCCTAATCGTGCAATTTCAGTTGATGCCTCTGCGCTATTTGATACGAAATCTTGCCCAGATATCATGAACGCAATCGAGTTCACAATGCTTCCGTGTACTGGCGATTCGTTGTATAGTTCAATCAGATATTGCGGAAATGTATTCCCTTCGCCATAACTCACAAATCCCTTCCTATCTTCAACTTCAATGGGTTGAATCTTTACATATTTGGATAACTCAACTTGCGTTGCTCCTATCCTTTGTTTTATTTCGTCAACTATATTAGGCATTGTATTCAATATCAGATGGAATGGTTAATGTCGGTTGGTCGTAGTAATCAATGAGCGAACTGAACTGAACAAAACCTCTTTCAATTTCACCGACCACATCATTAGAAGTAGGATCCAGGTTAGTATTTGAATTTTGACCGTAAACAATAAAATTCCAACGGCCACCATGAGTGATGAGAATCGATGCGTTAGTTGGATCATCAGCATTCGTACTAATACCCAAAGTTGTAATCCTTTCGTTCTCATCTATAATGGTTGGAATCACGTATAACAATTCCGAAGTTAGTTCATTTTGTAACACCAATAGATAATCGGTGTAAGTTGTTGAAAAAAGTAAACTCCCCTGCTTAAGTGATAGCAGGAGAGTTTGAGATGCGGTATTAGATTGCAGGTAATTCACTCTGCAAATTTATTAAATGGTTGCAGCTACAACAGTGAAGTCAGTAGCAAATACACCATCTTCAATTCGATATGCTTTGTGCTTTGAATCAGCAGTAAGTGTGATATTATAGCCGTTCATATCACCCTTCGCAGTTCCTGTCATCGTTGATGCTGCGGTAACTTCCGCGCCATCCTCATAACCTACCACCCAATAATTATCGTTGTTATCTAACACAATAACGAACAAACGATTTTGAGCGATTAACTCCAATTGCTTTCTTCGTGGTGCGCTTAATTTATGGAATGATGCGGTTACTGTTTGAGTATAGAAAATCGTTCCATTCTCAACACTTGATGCCACTTCTTCGGTAAAGCTACCTGTTGATTTTGGCAAAACAAATTCGTACAAATCTTCAGTGCTTGAACAATTTGTAACTAATTCAGTTGGGCCATCAATTGTCAATGTACCAGCGAATCCACTTTGAGCATTCAAATATATTTTTTTGATTCCACCAATGCCATCCTTGCATTGTAAACCAAATCCTGCGGTTATTGTACAACTCATATTTTTATTTTTTTATTTAATAAAATGGGGAGCAGTCGTAACCACTCCCCTTTTATATGTGGTTAATATTAGTTATGTCCGATTACGCAGTCAGTCAATATACCAACTTGAACACCGCAACGGTATCTCATTGCCATACGAACATTATCAGAAGCATCAGTCAAAGACATATCAACAACTTTCACTTCAGCAAAATCAGAGTTAGCATCAACACCAACAAACAAGTTTGAAGGTTGAGCAGCTACGATAGTTCCTGTTGACATTCCGGGACAAACATAAATGTCATATCCATTAAATTGCAAGTTGAATGAATCAGTTGCTTGGTACATTTGCATATAACCTAAAGCTGTAATGGCTTGGCGATAGAATTGAGCAGTTGCACGATTCACATATAATTTTGTATCAGGTGAACCAATCAATGCAGCAGGTAAAGCGTTAATTACAGCGTTCATATTAGCGATAACAGTTGAAGCATCCAAAGTAGCAGCCCAAGTTTGATCAGCAGAACCACTCAATCCAGCCTTCAATTTTTTCTCGAATCCATCAAAGGAAGTATAAGTTCCACCTGTATCACCTTGCCAAATTGTAAACTCGATAGTTTCTCCAACTTTTGCAGCAGCATAACCAATCAAGAAATCTTGGAAGTTAGCAGGAACAACGTCATTGATAAATCCACGACCTGTTTGTGCAGCTTCCCAATCTTGTGTAAATTCTTTTTTGCAAAGTTCAAGATTTGTCATCAAATCACTAACGGTTAAAATGCTTTCAGTAAGTGTCAAAGAACCTTGTTGAGTAAAATCACAAGCTGCTGCTTGTACCAAAGATGCTGAATTAGCCAACTTCTTCAATACTGCTTTGAACTTTACATTCTCTTTAAGAGTTACATATCCTTTCGCTAAAGTGTCACCAGACAAAATAGCAGCGTTGATGTATGGCAACGCTAATTCACCTGCGTAGGTGCTTGTGATGGTCAATGAATCAGCCATTTTTTTTCTTTTTTATTTTTTATTTATATTTATTTATAATTGAAAAGATTCTATTTTTTGAATCCATTTTGGCCAAGTTGATTGGCTCTGATTTTGCAAATGTGTTTACCTTCTTCACGCTTTCGGTCGCTGGTTGTTTGCTCATCTTTTCTACTTGCGCAGATAGTTCAGTTTTTTCAGCATTCAACGCATTTATGCGGCTTTCGAATTGCTCAATCAACGCATTGATAGTGGCTTCAAATTCCTCTTTGCTCACTCCATCAAATGCAGCTTGTTCTTCTTCTACAATCTCCGATTCCATCTCTGGCTCAAGAATTTCAGTTACAACACCACCAACGGTAACTATGTATTTACCTTCAGCGGTTTCGTGCTTACCATCAGGCGCAGGAACATCATTGCCTTCGGCATCCTTTACAAATAATGGACTACCAACGGCAATCATTTCATCAGGTGAACTTACTTCCGTTCCATCCTTTAGAATAGCAACGGACATCTTTACAGGAGCAACACTTTCAATCTCGCCTTCGGCACTTAGCTTAATGCCAAATGACTTCAAACGATCTGCGTACTTGCTCACGATTTCATTTACTTTATTCATTGTTAAAATTATTTTCTCACATATATGTAGCATTCCACCTACTTTTGTTTTGTAGTTAGTTTTTGTTTTTGTTTTGTTTAGTTTTCCTTTGTACGAAAAACCCCCTAAACGTAGGGGGCTTTTTGTTTATCGGGTAAATACGACCTCACGAATTTAACTCGGCCGTCAGTTCTCTCATTATCTTTTCAATCTCTTGCTCGGCAAGATATTCATCGCTTAATTCGGTAAAGAATCCTTCCAATGAAAACCCTTTCACATCGCCTTGTTTAATTGATTGCCAAACCTCGTCATTATCGACTTTCATTCCAATACACCATGTGCCATCGGGAAAATTAAATCCAAAGTTTTGGCTCTTATCATGCTCACCTTCCTTTATCCAACTCTCAACAACGGTGCATCCAGTGATGGGGATTTCGTGTTGAAGATTTGAGTTGTGGTGCATGTTTCTTTTTAGATATTCTTGCGCGATTTTATTGATTGTTTCCGCGCTGTATTTCGCGTAGTATTCACCGCCTAAAGAATCAACGCGATAAATCAATTGTTCGGGAAGCATCACCGCACCATATAACATCCTGCGCTCTCCTTCATCAACTGCTGCATGGTTCATTTTCTTTGCAGATTTTAACGCAACAAAATCAATTTCAATCGCTGGCTTATCTACCAATGAAATACAATTTACACCAAGATAACCGCTGTCATCTATTGTGTATTCAATAACTTTTACTTCGTTCATTTTATTTAATTATTCGTGATTGGTCTTTTATTTTTTGCTCTGCTTCTTGCGCTGTACTTACGTTGGTTGCGAGTACATATGTTTGTAGCGGTTGTGGCTGATTTGTTTGCCCATTGATGAATGAAAGGTCTAACGCAGGTGCGTTGGTACTACCTCCACCCATTCCACCACCACCGCCTCCGCTTGGTGGAGTCACTCCCGGTGGAGGACCGCCATCCTTATTGAATTTCATTGACGCAATTTTTGCGATGTTCGCTGCTCCTGCTGCTGCTGCTATACCTGCCATCACGAATGGATAACCTGGAAATGCCGTTGTAATGGGTGAAGCAGAAGCCGTTGTAAATGCGTTTTGAGTTCCTGTAATTGCGCTAATGGTTGCCTGTGCTAATTGTAATGATTTGCCAACTTTGAATGATTGTTCAGCGTTAAGTATTCCTGCGGATGTGAGCAATTCATTAAGGGACATCATGCCATCAATAGCCGCTTTTGCTAATTCATATTTTTGCTCATTTAACGCTTTTTCACCTTCGT